ACCGCATTTGTGGTTGTATCGTCTGTAATTGCGATTGAAGCGGATGGCGTTGTCCAAGTAGGTGTTCCTGCGCCCGCAGAGGTTAGAACCTGACCTGATGTGCCAGCTGCAGTAAATGCGTAAGCAGTACCGCTACCATAGGCAATGCCACCAGCAGTAGGAGTATCCGTTCCATTTGTACCCCCGTTTGCAATGGGAAGTGTTCCAGTTACGCCAGTTGTCAAAGGCAAGCCAGTTGCACTTGTCAGCGTTCCCGATGATGGCGTACCCAAAGCACCGCCATTCACCACAAAAGCGCCAGCAGAACCCACCGCTACGCCCAAAGCAGTAACAACGCCAGTTCCAGTTGTAATTGTCGCAGGCGCAGTAGCCGCACCACCGCCAACCATCAAAGCATTAGCCGCTAAAACAGCAGAAGATGCCCATGTAGTTGCACTAGAAAAGTAAACAATACCGCCAGAAGTTCCAGCGACTGTTAACGCAGGCGTTGTAGTTGAGTTGGCAACAGTAATCAAACCGCCAGTAAAACTTACTGAACTTACTGTTCCTGTGTAATCTGTTCCCCATGCTGGCAAACCAGCAGTAACACGCAAAATTTGCCCAGTAGTGCCAATACCAAGCATTGCAGTTGTAGCAACACCGCTTTGGTAAGGTAAAGAGCCTGCCGCACCGCCTGCAAGGTTAGTTGCAGTTGTGGCGGTTGTGGCCAATGTAGCCGTAGCCGCGTTGCCCGTAGTGTTTTGATTAAAGGTAGGCCAAGTAAATGTTCCAGTTGAGAAATTACCAGATTGCGGCGTACCCAAAATAGGCGTAACCAAAGTTGGACTTGTTGCAAACACCAATGAACCGCTACCCGTTTCATCAGTTACAGCAGATGCCAAATTTGCGCTAGTAGGCGTTGCAAGCCATGTGGCTACATTAGTACCCAGACCAGTAATTGAGCTGATTGCTGGCGTTATTGTTGTGTTTGTTATGCTACTTAGTTGACCTTGTGCATTTGTAATAAAAACTGGCGTTTGTGTAGCAGAGCCATAAGTTCCAGCAGTTACACCAGTATTTGTGATGGAAAAGGTGTTAGACGATAAAGTCAGCCCTGTGCCGGCAAAGTAAGTGCCTGTGCCTGAGAACTGCACCCAAGGCATAGCAGTTACATCTATCGTTCCCGTCTTAGACGCGGTACAGACATAACCCGTGTTGGCTTGACCGCCATTAAGGATAACTGTGTATGCGCCTGATACTTCAGACCATACATCCATGTCCACAGCGCGAGTCCATGTGCTTGCAGACGCTACATAAATGCCGTTAAATTGGCTAGATGTTTGATTCTTTACTAATACCCTATCACCCGCAACAGTCGTGTATGTATCTATCGTTTGCAGACCAGATAGCGTAATGTTTACTGTCGTGCCTACTGCACAAGCTGCTTTAGGGCCAAGCCCCTGTGCAACCGCATCAACATAGTATTTATTGGCTATGTCTGTGTTTGCGCTTGGTGAAGTAGAAATCGTACCTGTGGTGGTAGCGATATTAGTAAAAACCCCAGTAGAAGGGCTAGTCGCACCGATTGTCGTGCTGTCTATCGTACTACTTGTTATTGTTAACCCAGACTGAATTGGATTAAACGTAGCAAAAAACGGCTGACCCTGACCAATAAAGGTATTAAACGTGTTATCTAAGTTAAATAACGCCTGTACAGGTAATAAATTCTGTACAGCAGAATTGGCAGGGTTAGCCATAGCGCCCCTTTAAGATTGGTCAGCGGCTGGAGTTACATACAAGATGCCAGCAGTTCCAGAGTTGGACTTTGCTGTTAAATAGTATGGTGTAGTTGGTGTAGCAATAATCATTGGCAGATTCATAACTGCGGGCAAAACAAAGTCACCATTAGTGCCGTCAGTAGGAAATACTGGTGCGCCTGGGTCTGTTGTACCCCACTTCACCGCAATAGGACTTGCGCCCGTATTGATAAATGAAGTGTAGTTAATCTGGTCATTTGTAGAATCATCAATCAAAACTGCCGAGTGAGCGGTAGAAGTGACTGATAACGCTACTGTTGCGCCAGCATTTCTTTGTACAGATGAACTAGCCATTACAGTTGCGCCACATGAAGAATTCCAAAATTAAGCGTTAAAGCCTCAGAAAGAGAGCCTGCGCTTGCGTTTGAAATTACAACAGTAAAAGTGCCAGCCGCCACAGTTGCAATGCTCAATAGATAAGTGCCAGCAGTAGTTGCGCCTGATGCAAGAGCAATAACTGGAATATCTAATGCACTAACTGCGCTGTTTGTGACTATAAAAGCCACTTCTGCACCAGCCGCTAAAGCCGCATTGTTAGTAACAATTTGACCAGCCGCGGCATTAATCGTAACGCCTGTTGATTTACTGGTTGCCTGAGTAACAGAAACGCCAGAAGTTGTTGGGCTACCAGTTGTGTAACCCATTTGTCCGGTGATATTGTTGACTAATGAATAAGTAGCGTCAACAATATCTTGGTCAAGATATGCCACGCCAATCGCTTGTGAATTTGCCATGATGATTCCTTTACAGAATGATTGAATTGTATCTTAAAAGTAAAAAAAGCCACCCCTTGTGAGGATGGCTCTTTCCTTATTTACTCACAGATTAAGGTAAAAATGTGAGGTCATAGCCGTAAACAAACACATCGCAAGTCGCGGCAATCGTAGTGCCAACGTTAACATAAATGTTAGTTGGGTTAGATATAGCGGTGTTGGGGTTTGTTGCAGCGGTAATGGTTACATAAGGGCCACCGGTGTTGCTAGTCAAAGCAGCGGTAGTCAAAATGGTTGAACCTGATTGTGAACGACCTGTGTATACACCAACAGTAGCCGTTGCAATAGTGGTGGTAGCACCGCTAGAGTTCAAGCCGTTAGTGATAACAACGCTGGTAGGCACAAATTTGGTTACATCTAAAACGATTGACGCTGTATCACCAGCGGCAGATAAGTTTACAGATTGTGCAGATGCAATCAAACGCAAGGCTTGGTTTGAGCCAAGAACTTGTGGACTATTGCTAATGGTGGATGCTGGTCCTGGATTTGCCATGATATTTATTCCTTAAAAAAGTTTGATAACGGGGGATGATTAGTCCCCCATAGACCATTAGGCAGCTACGCGGCAGGCCAACTCTGGATAGAGGGGAGCCCAACCATATAACACATCTAAACGAGTAGGGATGCTATCGTTGTTGATGGTGTACTGACGCACAACACGCATTGACAGACCGATTTCCTTGTCAGAAGCACGACCAGCAAAGTGGACACCCTCTGGCAACTCAAGGTCGGCTACTGCTAGAGTAAACGCATTGCGGTGCATGATGATGTTCTGTGGAGATACAGTACCTGTGCTGTTGAACTGAGTCACAGCGGCAGTAGCAGAAGTAGTCGGGATAGACACGTTCTGGAACTGACCAGCAGTAATCACAGCAGGAGACACAACCACAGAGCCAGACGAACCAGATGCGATAGCAACAGTTGTTTTTACAACAAAGTTACGCAACTTGTTAGTGCCGTAGGCTTGGCGGTTTTGTGGGTTGACAGCAAACACACCAGCGATAGTGAATGTATCACCAGCGTTGAGGTTCAAAGTACCTGTGTTAGCAGCTGTAACAGTAATAGTGCTAGAAGATGCCCAACCAGAGGTCAGGAAGCCAGTAGCAGTAGTAGTAGCAACAGAAGCAGTCACAGTAGTGGTGCTGTTAGAGCCGAAAGTCTGAGCAACCACGTTCTGGTCTAATTTCCAGTTCATGCCACCAGAGTCACGACCCATCAAGCCCTTGCGGTATTGCTCACCGATAGCCTCTTGAGGTACGAACAAACCTTTCAAACTGTCAACGATAGTTGCAGATGTGAAGGGCTCAACGATACATGAACGGCGGCCATCGCGTGGTGCGCCTTCAGAATCAAGGTAAGCGCCAGCAGTCAAATAGGTAATCAAGCCTGTGGGTGGTGTACCAGCAGTACCAACGATGTTGGCGGTCTGCAAGGTAGCCATAGCCAAACCATCGCGGTCAATCTTGTTAGCGATTGCTGCAACAGCGGGCTTCAACACGCGGTCAGAGAACATATCCAAAGACAAAGCGAGGTCTTGGGTTGTGAACTGTGTGTCAACGTGGAACTGTGTACCCAAAGTAACTGGAACTGAAGTCTCGTTAAAGTCTTCAACGTTCAGCGCAGGGCCAGTAGTTCCGATGAAACGACCAGGCTTACGGACATTGACTGTGTTACCAATCTTTGCACCGACAACAGCGAACTGGTCATCATAATTGCGGTCGACTTCGGAGGTGAAGGTCAACTCGTTTTCCAAAACCATCAACGCTTCGTTAGTGATTTTGGAGATGGTAAGTAATTGATTACTCATTTCATTTCCTTTGAAAATTTAAAAAAAGATTAGGTTTAGCGAATCTTCCCAGCCTTACGAGCCTCTTTCCATGCTTGGAATGTTCCATGCCACTCACCATTGGTGGATAGCGGTACATCAGCAGGATTAGACCCTCTCAGCGGTTGGATTGGCGCTGGTGCTTTACTTCGAGCAATCGTTTTAGGCTCTGGTGCAGTTTCCTTTACCTCGAACCTTGCCTCTAACTTACCTATCTCTCTCAACGCTTGTTTAGCAGATAACCCTGCGATTTTCTTTGCAACATCTTCATTCTCAGCCAGATGGTAGAGGATTTGTGGCCCTACATCGCTCTCAAGAATCGCATCACGTATATCGTCATTTACGACTACATCACTAGACGCAACAATGTCATCAAAGTCTGGCAATGATGTTTTAGCTGCTTGCACTTTGTTCGCCCATTGGTCAATGACCTTTTGGCGTTCTTGTGCTTCTTTAGCCTCTGCATCTTGCTTTCGCATCTCACCAATTCGTTTGTCAGCCGTATATTCCGCTAGGGCTTTGGCATACTCAAACGCATCGTTGAACTGACTTGGTTGTGGCTCTTCATCGACTTTAGGCGCTTGTGGCGCTGGCTGTCTCTCAAGTGCAGCTAAACGGGCTTCTAAGGCTTGCCTTGCTTCGCGTTCTTGTTGCGCTTCTTTACGCGCTTCTTCACGTTGCTTGGTTATCTCAGAAAAACGTCTTTCGAGTTTCGGATTCGCTTTAGGCTTTTCCTCTTGCTCTTTTTCTATCTCAGGTTCACTCCGTTCCTCCACCACTTCGGTTGGCTCTGTTTGCACAGCCTCAACTTCGGGTTGGTCGGCTAAACCTAATCTATTTGCATAAAACTCTGCCGAGTTTTCGCTAGTCAATACTTGACCGGCTTCTTTGTCAGACATTACGTGTCCCTACGGATTTACCCAGTTAACCTAACTGGTAAGGTGTGGTTAATTTACCACTTTATTGTTGTTGTGTCAAAGGATTACCGCCTTGAGCAATGTCTTGCTCGGCAAATCTCATTGCACCTTGTTGTTCAGCATTGCGTCTATCAATCTCAGCGTTCAATCTTGACGTACCCATGTGATGCAAAAGTAGGTCAGTGATTGCTTCGATTTCTACCTTGTTTTGAGAGGTAATTGCGCGAGTATTCTGGTCATTGACCTTGACCTCTGCCATAGTTTCAGTGTTATGTGCCTTGGCGGTCTGGCGCATGAGTTCGCGTTTATTCTCGTTGTCTCGCTTGACTTGCTCAATATCACCGCGCTGTCGGATAAGCGCTGTCATGGCTTCTAACTGCTGTTGCATCTGTTGCATTT